ACATCTTGGATAAATTCAAACCAAATCACAGGCTCTCTTGCACTCTACTAAAAATAAGAGTATAAGTTCTTTAAGTAAATTGGTTATTCACTAAAGAATAACTGGTCTTAACAAGGAGGACTGATTATGACAACACACTTTACTTCAGGAGTCACGAACGTAGTGACTGGTGGAACTGGTGAAAAATTAAAACAACCAGATCCAATCAAGTACCACGTTTATCACGAGGACTTCGACAAATACACGGCTAGTGACTGGGTTATCACTACAACTGAAGCTGGTGGCGGAGACGCAACAGAAGCTTTAGGAGATGGTGACGGCGGTTTATTAGTTATAACAAACGATGCGGCAGACAATGATTCTGATGAATTACAATGGGCTGGCGGTTCGGGCGGCGTAATTGAAGCTTTCAAATACGAAGCTGCAAAAGGTCTATACTTTAAAACTAGATTTAAAGTAAACGACGCAACTCAATCTGACTTTGCGGTTGGTTTAATTATCACTGATACAACTATCATTGATGGCGTAACTGATGGTATCTATTTCAGAAAAGCTGATGGTTCTACTTCTATGGAATTAGTCATAGAAAAAGACAGCACAGAAACAACTGTTTCTTGCGGAACTGCAGCGGACGACACTTTCATGACTTTAGGATTTTACTATGATCCAAAAGACAGAAAGTTTCATGTCTACAAAGATAACGTAAAAGTTGGTTCCGGTGTGAACACAAATGCTCCAGACGACGAAGAGTTGGCTGTTTCATTTGCAATTCAAAACGGTGCAGCTGCTGCAAAAGTAATGACTTTAGATTACCTTTCAGCAGGAAAAGAGAGAACAGCTAATACTGAACTCTAATAATTACAATTAACTCGGGGCGTCTGGTAATGCAGGCGCCCTTTAAAAGGAGGAAAACATGGCAGATACAGTACTAAACCTAACAGGTACTACAGCAGTATTTGACGGAGCAAAAAAATTAATTACACACTACAATGTAGTTTCTGATAGTTCAGGCGGCACAACTAAAATAGTTGATGTTTCAGCTTTAACAACGAACCCTTCAACGGGTGCGGCTTGCTCTAGAGTTAGACTTATGAAAGTTAGTTTTAATGTTTCAGTTACAGCTCAAGTTGACGCTTTAAGAATGGCTTGGGATGCAGACACTGATGTTGCATTTTTAACTTTAAATGGAGAAATGGAATTTGATTTCTCTAGCTTTGGTGGTTTAAAAAATACCGAGGCCACTGGAGTAACTGGAGATGTTAATTTAACATTACCAGCTTGTACTAGTGGTGATACAGCTACAGTTGTTTGTGAGTGGTTGAAAATATACTAGGAGTTTAAATGGCTAATACAACTTCAGGAACAGCTACGTTCGACAAAACTTTTGCTATCGATGAGATAATAGAAGAATCTTTTGAGCGTATTGGACTACAGAACGTAGCTGGCTATCAATTAAAAAATGCTAGAAGATCTCTTAACATCTTGTTTCAAGAGTGGGGAAACAGAGGTATTCACTATTGGGAAATAGATGAGCTTGATTTAGATTTAATAGAAGGACAAGCAGAATATGATTTTTTTAGATCCTCTGATGATGGCACAAGTGCAACATCCACTCCAGCTAGTGTATTCGGAATGTCCGATGTTTTAGAGGCACAATTGAGAGCTAATAGAACACAAACAACTCAATCAGATTCACCAATGACAAAAGTAGATAGATCTACTTACGCAGCGTTTTCAAATAAGTTATCAAAAGGTACACCTAATCAATATTGGGTAGAAAGATTTATAGACAAAGTTAGGATACACGTTTATCCAACACCAGATTCAACAAACGCATCAAAAGATATGCATTTTTACTACATTAAAAGAATACAAGATGTGGGTGATTATACTAATGCAACAGATGTACCATTTAGATTTGTACCTTGCATGGTATCAGGACTATCTTATTATTTAGCACAAAAATATAAACCAGAATTAATACAACCTATGAAACTAGTTTATGAAGATGAGTTTGCTAGGGCATTAGCGGAGGATGGGTCAGCTTCAAGCACATATATTACGCCTAAAGCTTATTACCCAGGAACATAATGGCAAAATTTGCAACAGGTAAATACGCAAAAGCAATATCAGATAGATCAGGTTTAGAGTTTCCATATAAAGAAATGGTTAGAGAATGGAATGGATCATTCGTACATATATCAGAGTTTGAACCAAAACAACCACAATTAGAACCAAAACCTATGAATGGTGATGCAATATCTTTGCGTAATGTAAGACCACCTAGAATTGAAAGTGCAGTTCCATACCTATTACCAACAGATGCTTTTGAAACTTATGAAGCAGGATCTAGAATAATAAATGTTACAGCACCAGGACATGGAATAACAAATGGTGATACTAAAAGATTTAGAGGAGCCCCTCTTGCAACAACTGCATCAGGAGGATCTTTTCAATTTGCAAACCCACAAAATTTTGATGGCATAACTGGAGCTAATATAGCTAAAGCTGCTGGTTATACAATTACAACTGGTCTTTATGTAAATGATGCTAGAAATACTAGTGATTTTTCTGTGGCTAATTTTTTCCATTTTACAGTTGATACAGATACTGCTACAAAGGGAGTAGTAAAAGGAGGAGGCGATGGCTGTTCAGTTGGACCAGTCACACTATCAGCATAATGGCAGGAATTAGTTATACTACTTTAGTTACACAGATTAGAAACTACACAGAAGTAGATTCAAATGTTTTATCTACAGATCAATTAGAAAATATTATTTTAAACGCACAATATAGAATTATGCGTGATGTTCCTATTGATGCAGATAGACAACAACAATTAGGAAATTTTGTTGCTGGCCAAGAAACTATAAATGTGCCAGCTGGAGCTCTTTTTGTAAGAGGAGTTCAAGTTTATGATACGGCAGGATCAGAGATTACTGGAGCTAACAGATGGTTAGAAAAAAAAGATTATACATATTTACAAGAATATCAAGATGTTACAGGAACATCAGCTGCTCAAGGTAAACCTAAATATTACGCTATGTATGGTGGAGCGACTGGAGATACTGAAACCAGTTCTGGAAGAATTATAGTGGCTCCTGTTCCTAACACTACTTATAGATTTAGAATACATTTTAATAAAATGCCAGCTACCTTAGAATCTAGTAATCAAACTAACTACATTAGCGTAAATTTCCCAAATGGCTTATTATATTGTTGTCTGGCAGAGACTTATGGCTTTTTAAAAGGCCCAGCAGATATGTTGACATTATACGAGCAAAAGTATAGAACAGAAATACAGAAGTTTGCTAACGAGCAAGTTGGAAGACGAAGAAGAGACGACTACACTGATGGCACTGTTCGAATACCAATAAACTCAGCAAACCCATAATAGGAGACAAATATGGCAATTACATCGGCAATAACATCGACTTTTAAAAGAGACCTCTTAAAAGGTAAACACGATTTTCAAGCATCTGGTGGACACACTTTTAAAATAGCTTTATTTACTAGTTCAGCATCTTTAGGTGCATCCACTGAAGACTACTCTACTTCTAATGAAATAACTAATTCATCAGGAACTGCTTACACAGCTGGTGGTGCTACTTTAACAAATTCTGGAGTTTCTTTATCTTCAACAACAGCATTTACAGATTTTTCTGATGTATCATTTACATCAGCTTCTTTCACAGCTAACGGTGCATTAATTTACAATACGACAACAGACGGTGGTTCAAGCACAACTGACGCTGTTGCGGTGATTGCATTTGGTGCTGATAAAACTGTAAGTAGTGGAACTTTCACTATTCAATTTCCTACAGCAGACGCTTCTAACGCGATCATAAGACTAGCATAAGGAGGCCTTCCTTATGGCATCAACCTGGGGCAATAATACTTGGGGCGCCAATACATGGCAATCTGAAGTAGTAGATGTTTCTTTAACAGGTCTTTCTATAACCTCTGAATTAGGAGATGAATCAGCTTTTAACGTTGAAGGTTGGGGAAGACAAACTTGGGGTAACTCTGGATGGGGAGTTGAATATTCTGTTGAACCATC